TCTCAGACCCAACACAAGAATTAGGTGTTAAATTAGTTAAACAAGCAGCTATACAAACAGCAAATAAAGCAGGGGATGGTACAACAACCTCTACCTTACTTGCACGTGAAATGGTAAAAGCAGGTTTGAAAGCAGTTGCACAAGGTGAAAACGCAGTACGCATTAAACGAGATATAGATAAATCAGTAGAAAAAGTAGTAAGTAAATTAAAAGGTATAGCCGAAGATATTTCATCTGAAGATCAATTAAAACAAATTGCTACTGTATCAGCTAATAATGATGAAGAAACAGGTGAATTAATTGCTACTGCTATTGATAAAGTAGGTATGGAAGGTGTAGTACATATTGAAGAATCTAGAACTGGGGAAACATACCTTGAAACTGTAGAGGGAATGCAATTCGATCGTGGTTTTAAATCACCTTATTTTGTCACTGACAATAATAGTATGTCATCGATACTAGAAAACCCTATGGTTTTACTTATAGATCAAAAACTCACACAAGTAAAAGATTTATTACCAATCCTAGAAGCAGTATCATCACAAGCTAAATCACTATTAATTATTGCAGAGGATATTGACAATGAAGCATTAGCTACTTTAATTGTTAATAAAATGAGGGGTACAATGAAAGTATGTGCTGTAAAATCCCCCGATTTTGGTGATAGACGTAAACTAATTTTAGAAGATATTGCTATTACAACAGGTGGTCAAGTATTCAGCAAGGAAAAAGGGATGAAACTTGATAAGTTTAGTTGGGATTGGTTTGGTGAAGCACGAAATGTAACAGTGTCTAAAGAACAAACTACTATTGTAGATGGTAAAGGATCAATTGAATTAATTGAGGCACGTATTGAAGAATTACAACAACAAATCGACAAGGCAACAACCCCATTCGAAATCGAAAAACTTCAAGAAAGGTTAGCAAAATTTGTTGGGGGAGTAGCTATTATCCATGTAGGTGGAGCTACTGAAACCGAAATGAAGGAGAAGAAAGATAGAGTAGATGATGCACTACACGCCACTAAGGCTGCCATTGAGGAAGGAATTGTGCCTGGTGGTGGTGTTGCTCTATTATATGCTTCACAAATATTAAGTCGAGCCCAAACTGGTAGTGGTATAGTTAGAAGAGCATGTAGAATGCCATTTAACCAAATATTAGTTAATGCAGGATATGATTCAACTGAAGCACAAATGTTGGGTAAATATAAATTAGTGGAATCTGGTAATGATACTTGGGCTGGGGTTGATGTTGAGACTGGAGAAGTTATCAACATGAAAGAATCAGGTATTATAGACCCTACTAAAGTAACTAGAACAGCATTGCAGAATGCTGCCTCAATAGCGGGTACAATATTACTTACAGAATGTACAGTAGTAGATGAACCCCAAGAAGATAAACAACAACCGCAATTAGACCCAATGATGGGTATGATGTAAATTTAAATTTAATTAATTATGACAAAGCAAGAAATTTTCGAGCAAATTGGTGAACTGTATGAAACATTTGTAACAGAACACAACACAACAACCAAAGCAGGAGCACAACGTGCTCGTAAAGCCATTGGTAGTATCAAGAAATTGGTAACAGATTATAGAAAAGCTTCAGTAAATGAAAGCAAATAATCCTGAAATCAATGTTATTGAGGATAACGTTCTTATTGCCAGGCGAGTTCCCCCTGGTGATAAGTGGCGTTTAGTGGCTAATGAGCCAGATGGTAAAGTACATTCTTCTTTAACTGATACTTTAGAAGCATATATGATGGCAACTGGATTTAAAGGTGAATATAGATTAGCTCCTTTAAAAAGTGAATTATATGCCGTATCAACTACTGAAGAAGTAATAGAACCAGAACCAGAAAAAAGATATTCAATCTACGGGGAGTACTAAAATAAAAGTTGTATATTGGGGCATATGAAGCAACATACATTATTAAATGAAATTTATCGGCCTAATGATTTAGAAAATTATGTAGGCAATGCAACCCTAAAAGCATCTATAGGGAAACAATTAGAACAAAATGATATTCAAAATTATTTATTCTATGGACCCGCGGGATGTGGTAAAACAACTTTAGCTAAAATTATTATTAATAACCTCGATTGTGAATCACTTTATATAAATGCGAGTGATGAACGAGGAATTGAAACTATCAGAGATAAGGTAGTAGGGTTTTCTTCTGTTGCTAGTTTAAAACCTTTAAAAGTAGTAATATTAGATGAATCTGATTTTTTAACAATTCAAGCACAAGCTTCTTTACGTAATGTAATTGAAACGTTCTCAAGAACTACTAGATTTATTTTAACATGTAATTTTGTAGAGAGAATTATTGATCCAATTCAATCACGTTGTCAAACATTTAAAATAGTTCCACCAACTAAAAAAGAAGTTGCAGTCCATATAGCTGGCATATGTGATAAAGAAAGTATAGGTTATGAAGTTCCAGCTTTGGGAAAACTAGTAAGCAAGTATTATCCAGACATTCGTAAAATGTTAAATGCAGTTCAAGCAAGTACAATAGATGGTCATTTACAGCTTGATAAAGATTTACTAGTATCGTCCAGCTATATGGATTCTGTGCTTGAAAAGTTAAAACAAGATGATTTTAAAAATATTAGACAAATAATAGCAGATTCAGGAGTAAGTGATTTTGAAGAATTATTTCGATTTTTATATGATAATGCTTCAGAATACATGCCTAATAAAGAAGGAACAGCTGCTATTTTAATTAATGAACATTTATATAAATCAAATTTTCGTATAGACAAAGAGATCAACTTAATGTCTTTAATCCAAACCTTAATAAATAATAAATAATGGAACAACAAGTTCAACAACCACAAATTGATTTAAAAAACACCCAAGCTGTTAAAACAAGTGATAATACTAATGTATTTCAACAAGGAGTAATTTTACGTAAAGTATCTAAGTTTGTAACTGGTACTCAAGAAGATGCATTAATGCCTATTCCTGTATTTTATGAAGCAAATACTGGTAAAATTTTAACTGATTCTGTACCTAAAGAACTAAGAGAAGAGTTAGCTGATGAACTTATTTGATTGGCTTAAAGAGATTAACTCTAAAAAGTCACCTGTTGAGTCATTTAATGATGATGATTGGGAACAATTTAATTCATATATGATTCACAGGTTTCTTAGTATGAATACTGATCTTATCGAGTTAGTAAATGAGACACAATCCTTTCATCCTACTGAAAAAAAACAAATTTATCAAGTTTACAAAGAATTTATTCCAAAAAATAATAAATGGAATAAATATATTAAACCCAATAAAAAATCCCCTAATAAAGATTTATTAGAATATTTAAAAAACTATTTTAAACTATCTACTAGAGAAATTCTAGATTATTTACATATTTTAGATAATACAGAATTAATTCAAATATTAGGCCAATTAGGGGTAGATAGTAAAGAATCAAAAAAATTAATTAAATAAAATTTAATGATAACTGTTATTTTAAATGGATATAAAAGACCATATGCCTTAGCTCAACAGTTAGAAGCAATAAAATCTCAAACCCTTCAAGCCCAAACTGTAATGATGTGGCAAAATAAAGGTAGTGAGTTTGATTTTGATTTAATTAATTCTACTCAACATGCAAGTTGTAATTCTAATTTAGGAGTATGGGCTAGATTTTCATATGCTTTAAATGCTAAAACCCCTTATATTTGTATTCTAGATGATGATACTATTCCGGGGAGTAAATGGCTAGAAAATTGTATTAGCACTATCCAACAATATGATGGATTATTAGGTACTATAGGAGTTAGATATGAAAGTAATGAAGCATATTGGCCCTCTCATAGGATAGGATGGGCAAACCCAAACGAAAATGTTGAACAAGTAGATATTGTAGGACATTCTTGGTTTTTTAGGAGAGAATGGCTTTCTACCTTTTGGAGAGAACTTCCTGAAATAGACCAATCAGTTTATGTAGGAGAAGATATTCATTTTTCTTATACTTTACAGAAATATTTAAATAAAAATACTTATGTTCCTCCCCATCCTGCTAATGATATTGAAATGTGGGGTAGTAAACCTGAAACAGCTTGGACTATAGGAAACGGCCCAGATAAAGTAGGAATATCCCAATCCCCAGAATCTTTTGAGGCATTTAATAATATTTATTCTTTTTATATTAAAAAAGGATTTAAAATACTAAAAAATATTAATTAAAATGGAAAAATCATTTATTTTACATTCTAATGAAAAATATTTTGATATAGTATCTACTTGTATTAAATCAATAAGACAATACAGTAATTTACCTATTTACTTATATTTAATTAATAGTAATAAAAAATGCAATATAGCTGGTGTTACTACAATTAAATGGGATATATCATTCAAAGAACAAAAAAACAATTATATTGAAGAAGGTAATAACTTTTATATAAATAGAAACAGTAGCGAAATTTATAATATCCTAATCCAAAAACCATTAATTACTAAACATGCTTTAGAAAATTTTTCAGACATAGTAGCATATATTGATAGTGACTCAATTGCTACTCCTTATGTAGAAAATATTTTTAATTATTTTAATCCTAGTGAATCTTATCCTTATTTTAGTCAAGGAATATACCAATTTTTACATTGGAATGGAAGAGGAGGAGCAATGGATGAAAATGATTTAAGTACCACTTTAGAACATCCTATAAGCGAATTATTTAGGTTAAATCAATATAATAGAATAGCTAGATTTTATAGACAAACTGGGTATTTTATAACAGGAAAAAACAATATAGATTTTTTAGAAGAATGGGATTGGATGTGTAAACATCCCACTATATTAAAAGACACAGCTTACTATGCTCCTTTTCATGAAGAAACAGTATTAAATCCTTTACTTTGGGACAGAGAATTTTATAATGGCTTGCCTCTTGTATATATTAATGGTACATTGGAGACAATAGATGAAATTTATTCTCATTTAGGTTTTACGGGAGATGTAAGAGATATAAGACCATGGCTAAAAATACCCGCTAATAAAGAAGAATTATTATTTTTCCATGGGGAAAAAAGAATAAATGTAATGAATAAAATGATAACTAAACTAAATCAACTATATGAAACCGGAACTATTTGAAATGTTAATGGCACAAGCAGTGGCCGAAAGAACAAAAGCAATTCTTACTTTAAACTTATTAAGCGAACACCCCGCTGGAATTGGAGACCATTCAACAGATGATTTTTATAATAATGCTAATGAAGCATTATCCGTTTTAGTAGATGCAGATGATAAAATTGAGACATTAAATAAATATTTTACATTACCAAAAGAACAAGTTAATGGGTGATATAGTATCAAAAGCATTTGAATTAGAAGAAAACGCTAAACTAAAAGGTATGAGTGATAGAGAGATTATGGATGCAAAAAATCCAGATGCAGCAGCAGTTAGAAAATTTGAAAAAGACTATCCTGAATTATCTCAAGAATTTAGGGAAATACAAAATGAAATGTATGAAATGTTTGCTCGTAAACATCTTGATTATGGTCTAAATAATATCGCTTTAGGAGGAGATTTGACTAATGATGATGATAAAAAGTTTTCACTTACTGGTTTAACTATTAGATTAACTGATAAAATTAGTAGATTAAAAAATTTGCTTATTAATGGTAAAAACTTTGTTAAAGGCGAAGGAATGGAGGACACGTTTATTGATATAGCTAATTATGGAATAATTGGTTTATTAGTAGGACGTGACAAATGGAAAAAATAAATTTTGGCTAGAAAAATACCTAAAATAGTAAGGGAGATTCGTTCGAATCCTCCCCAAGAGATTAATTTTGCTTATCAAAAGAATGTCTCATACTCACAAATGTCTATATTTCGTGGTTGTCCATATCGTTGGAAGTTACAATATAAAGACAAAATAAAGGCATTCACTTCATCAATCCATACCGTATTTGGAACTGCTATACATGAAGTACTCCAGCATTATTTAGATGT